AAGGTTTCGAATAGATGCCTGGATGCTTCCATTAGCAAACCAGCAATTATCATATCTGATTCTTACGAATTGGGATGGGAAGAGCTGGAGAAAGTTGTTATTGGTTATTGGTTAAAAGATAATAAAGATAATAGGATAGATAAAATTTATTTTGTTAATTATGGTTTTACTGATGAATATGTTAAAGAAATATTACTTGATCCGTATATTTTACTAGCTAAATTTGGAATGATGTCTGATAAGACTGATTTAGGTGCTGAAAAACCTCCTGTTGATGCTGGAATACCTATGACTGACAATGTTGTTGGTAAAGGTGGTGCTATGACTTTGAAGACTGGATACGATGTGAATTCTACTAAGATAAATGTGAATTCTCAAACTTTGGCTGTGTTTAAACTGAATTCTTCTGGTATGAGACCAAGTATTGAAATGATTAATTCGATTAAAAGCAGTTCTTCTTTGAATACATTTGTTGCTATTGAGTTTGAAAAAGTTAACTTGTTTCCTATATCTGTTGGGGTAGTTACTATTGACGAGGTATTGGCAAGTTTGGATTCATCATATATTTATGCTACTGGGACTGTTTACTCTCCTTTATCTGCTAGGAAAGGTTTAATGCTTATTGGAACAAAAGAGGAATCAGTAATTGGATGTGTACCTAATACTACTTTGAGAACGGGAGCAGCACTTCCTAGTCCTTTTGGTTTAAGCCCTTTGGGTGTACTGGTATATAAGTACATAATGTCAACTGTGAATACTAAATCACAATTCTTCAATAACTCTACAACTGCAACTAACGGTTACCCTGCCTTTAACACAAATCATCAAATACTTGCCACTGCTGCTTGGATCTTAAATAATCCTATTACATTAGGACCTATGGCAAATCTGACGGCAATAAGAGGAAAGACTTTGACTAGAGCATACAGTGGAAAGACAAGGAATGAAATGCCTGACTTTAACAATGCGAGAACAATTCAAAATTTATTAAGGTATTATCAACAAATTGCACCTGCTGATATTAATTCAAATACAAATTTTAGTGAAAACATAAATTTAAGTCAAGATGCTGGTGGTTACTGTAACAAGGATTTTGTGCTATATCTTATGTGTAGGAGATTAATTGCACTGGCTAAGGCAAAAGATATTGAAAATGTTCCTGGTTTAGGGCCACAAGTGACTTGGTTTGCTCTAGCTGCACCAGTTACATATGCTCAAATAGCATACGGAACTTTACTTAATGGAATCAGGTATGCAAATTTGTTGCCTGTTAGTGGAGCAGCTGGATACATTGCAGGATTATATAACAGTGCTAGACAAGTGATGTACGTTCCTTTTCTTAATTTAGCGGAAGTGCAGTCTCTATATCTTGGTTTGTTTGGTATGTATGGTAGTATGCCAACTTATTTGATAAATGCAATAAGATATCCATTAACTGACATTTTGACATGGCCAAGTGGTTATTTCACAGGAAACATAGGACAATTCTCTCAACTTGCAACTCCTGTTTTGAGTGATATCTTCTTGATTGTGAATTCTGAAATTGCTGGTGTTAATGGTGTGGATTTAACTAATTGGGTTTGGACAGCGGCTTCAAATGATCACTCAGTATTTCTGACTGCTTGTATGAAATACATAAATTACTTTGGGCTTGGTGATCAATGGTACAATATGATGCACTTTTGTTTAATGACTGGAGTGACACAAGCTACTCAAATACCAAGTATGTCTGATTTAAGAATGAGTAACGACTTTTGGTTGTTTGTAAGTGCTGGTTCATCTCAAGATTATAGTCAGACTTCAATGAATCCTTATACTGCTGGGAATTACTACTCTTGGTTAGCTAGATCATCGTGGACTGCTGAAATGTGTGTAAACTGTGTGATTTTTGAAATGTTCAATGAATTTACTTATTATCGACAATCAGCGATAAGAGGTGTTACAACTGTTGACTACAATTACTCTGAAAGTGTTCAGGCAAAGGATGGTAGAATTACTGGTTATGCAGATATTTATTTTATTCAGGGTGCGGTTAGTGCTATGCTTGGTTGGGATGTAAACATACCTAATCTAATAAATAATGTTAATTGGTCAGTGTACACGTCTTTCACGACTCTCATTGGTACATATGTCAATTCAATTGCTCCTGTAAACTTTTATTTATTAAAGAAGTCATTTCCAAATGGGTTTGCTGCTAGGGTGTTTACTGATAATATTTTTGGTGATGTTTTTACGAACAGAACTAATTTTAGGGCAGTAGATAATGATACGAAGAGTTTGTTAATAGCAATAAAATTGGACGCTTTGAACAATACAGCTGCAGGTTTCTTGGATAATGTAGTGGTAACAAATAATTATAACAATGCTTTGTGGTATGGTAATAAAAGTTTGGCGGCTACTTTTAATCCAAATGCAAATATAACTGCTGCTATGACTTTTGCTACTTATTCAGTGAATCTAGCTCTTGGAGGTTTATTGGCTTGGGATGCTACTGGAACTCAAAATGGATTTAACTCTGCTGTTTCTTACTCTGGTAAGAGTGTTTCAAAGATGAATATTGAAAAAGTTCTTAGTAGAAATGCAAGTAGTGAAGAAGAAGGAGAAAGTAATAAACATGATGAAATTGTTACTGAACAGTTACCAAACGAAAAAATTAATAAAATGAAGGGTACTGGTCTAGTTATACCTCAAAAAAGAGCCGGTAAGGATAATGTAAAAGGAAAGGTTATTAAAAAAGTTAAAGAAAATAAAAAAGTTGTTCAAACAAATTCAATACAGTCTTTTTTCAAGAAAAAAGAAAGTTTAGAAACGAAAGAAGTTCCGAGTGGGATGTACGGGAAGGGCTTTAAGAATGTTGAACCAACTAGTATAACTGACAATGAGGGAGAAAATTATGTTTTGATTGATAACACTGAAAGAAATGAAGAGTACGATGAAGAAGAGCAAAAATTTGGAGAAGAAAATTTTAAAAATGCTGAAAGTGTGGAAATGGATATAGATGGTGCTAATGAAGTTGATGACAGGAGGTTTTTTCAAAACGCTTCGTATGATAGATTGATTGAGGAAAATATTGAATTGAAAAGAAGATTGTGTTTTAGTGAAGCTAAAAATGAAAAACTGATAAGAGAGAATTTTAAAATAATTGAGGAACAAAAGGAGTTAAGAAAAATGGTTGAGGAATTAAATCAAAAGCTTATGCAGGTAACTGGTGTTAGAGAGATTAGTGTAGAAAAAAGACTTGAGTTTGTTGAAGAGAAGAAAAAAGAAAATAAAAAACTTGAGAAGTTTAGGAAAAATGAACTGGTAATGAAAGCTGAGAAGATTAAAGAGAAGAGTGAGTTAGTTTCAAAGATGTTTTCAGTGGAGTTAGGTTCTGTCGGAAAGGGAGCTGAAATGGAATCTATTCTTAAACATTGCTGTGATAATTTTTCTACGTGTTACAAGGCTATTACCACTAGAAAAATAATTTCAGAACTGTCTAAGGGGATATCTTCCGTTACGGGGACTATTTCCTTGGATTGTGAGCAGAAATTGAACGACGCTGACATCTTATCACCACAAGTAAAAACTCATTGTTTACAAGCTTGCTTAGTGAAATTAGTGATAAGCACACCAAGTTTATCTTATGAAAACTTACTCTATGGTTTAAAAAGAAGAAGTATTATTAATGATTGTACTACTTCAACTGATGCTGTGTCTGCTTTAAATGATTTGAACTATTCAAATGGTTATATGGTTATATGCGATGGATTAGTTGTTACTAGTAGACCTGATCACGAGGGATGGATGTCTTTTGTTTTAATAGGTTCTGATTCACATTGGCATATTGTTATGAATCAAAAAACTTATAGTGGAATAACTGATGAAAAAATGACTATTGGAGCAGACATTGTGAGTGCAGAAATTGATTTGGGTGAAGCTAGTAGGGTTATGGCAATAGTTAGGTCAAACCCGAATGCTACTGACCAAGCAATAAAGCAAGTTGAAGAATTATTAATTAATATAAGAGGTAATTCTTCATATTCAAACTTAATTAGGTATAGTTATATAACTGGTAACTTAAGTTCGACGGGAGACTTGGAATCGGAAAGTTCTTTGAAGGCAACGGAAATTTTAAAATTGTACAATGAATTTGTAAATGTAAATGTGGAAAATGGAAATTATAAAGTTAGAATACATTTGATTGATGTCTTAATGGAGTTATGTAAAAACAGAATTTGTGTTAGTTTGCTTGCAGGAATAATGTGTATATTGAAAGGATCGAGAGAAGTCAGGATAACATGTGTTGTTATTTCAATATTTAACTCATGTTGCGTTGGAAAAGGAAATTGGGACTATTTACTACCCAAAATAAATACTGAAAATTTCATCGATTTAACTAAGAAGGATCATGAGTATAACAGAAAATTGGACTTAAATGGAGGTTTTTCATTAAATGATTCGCTCAAATTATCATTATCACTATATAAACAAGTTTTGAATGGGAGAGTTGATGGAGAGTTGAATTGGAAAGTTGAGCTTAAGAAAAGGACAGAAGGTGAATTATCATATAAGAAAACATGTTATGGGAACTTTGGTGAAGACAGAAGTGAAAAAGCGTACCAAATGAGGTTTACGCTTGCAGTGACTACATTGATATCAAAAACAAAAATAGATAATGTTATGACAATTGAAGAATTTATGAACAATTATTATTTACTTGTTGTGGGTGGATCATTTTATGATGAAGTTGGAAAAAGAAAAACTGATAAATATAAGGATCAGCTTGGAAAAATAGACTCTGGAATAAAGTTGAATAAGAGAACTGTTGGGTTAACAAGTGCATATATGGATTACAAGAAGAAATTGTTAAATATAAATGATCAAAAATGCAGGTTGAAGACAAAGGGGCATCAAAAAGTACAAGAGCAGGTTAAAGAAAGATCAATTTACCAGACGACTATGTTGCATTATCTGGCTTGTGCATACATATTTCTTCCAATCGAGAAGAATTTGAGCAATGAAAATATATTTATGAATACAGACAGTTATGATAATTTAAGGCGAACATCAAAAAGATTATCGTATTTAAAAGGGTACCAGTTAAATTCGTTTGATTTTGAAGATTTCAATGCACAACATACCTTTGACGATATGAGATTAGTTGTTCGAATAATATGTGACAGAATTTCTATGGAAATAGGAGATGATGAAACTAGGGATAATTATATTAAGATATCGAAATGGGTTGAAAATTCAATACTCAACACTTACACTGTTTACAAAGGAAAAGAGTATAAATGGAGAGCAGGTTTACCAAGTGGAGTTAGGTACACATCTTTAATGAACAATGTTTTAAATTATGCTTACACAGTTGTAACATACAATTCATTGAATACCAAGCAAGTGGAATTCAAGTATAAATTGGAGAACTTTGAGGTTTGTGGTGATGATTCTTGGCATGCTTTTGATTCGAAAGAGATGTCCGATCTTTTTAATGAAGAAATGATAATGTCAGGTCATTCATTACAATTGTCAAAGCAAAAAACCTCACCTAATTCATTCGAATTTTTAAGATTACAATATTTTTCAAATAATATGGTATCGGGTTGTGTGAACAGATCATTATCAAATTTAGTTTGTGGTAACTGGGAAGATGATGGGAGTACTAATTTAATGGCTTTCATAAGTGAATATTATCCAAATATAATAGCAATAATAAAACGAGGCTTGTCACAGTGGATGTCTTCAAAATTATTAAATATTGGAATAAAGAATGTTATGCTTTCTAGGTACTTGCAAACTAGAGAAACTAAGAGTTTGAATGAAATATACCCTGTAGTTATTAAGATAGCTGATGCTATAAATATTTGGAGACAAGTTGAAAAAAGAAGGGGTGGTGGTGCGAGTTTACTGTTTTATGAAAAGTACTTTGTTATGGACAAGAAGAATTATAATTTTTCTAAATTTGAGGAGTATTTGAAAGGAGAAGTGCAAGATGATAATAGGTCTTACAGAGAGAATCCGCAAAGTATAATTGATGCAACAGTTAGTTTAGAGAGATGGGCGAGTGCAAAACTGAGTTTTTCAGTAGCTAAATTAATAAAATATGCTAGTGTTAAAAGAGAAATGTTTAAATTAGCTACTCAAGGTGCTTCTCAAAGTTTGGAATCTTTCAAAAATTATAGAATGCTAATTGATAGTGCTGAATTTCTTAATGAATGTGAAAAGATTTCAGTTATTGGTAAGAAAATGCTGAGATACCCTTTGAAAGTAGAAGAAAAACCTGCTATAGCACTTTTACTTATACAAGGATTGGATATGTATATAAACTATTTGGGAAAAGAGAAAAGAATAGGAAATTTCCAAAGTGCAGCTTCTGTTAACATGGACATAATTAGATTCTGGTTAATAAAGAATAGCTTACCTACAAATATAAGAAATGAATTGTATAGGTTGGTTTTCAGTAGAAAATTGGATAAATTAGAAGAATCAATGGTGGATGGCATAAGATTTGATAATAAAGGGAAACTGATAAAAGAAAATAGAGGAAATCCTAGTAGTAAGTTAAGAATAATTGCTGAAACTGAAAGTTTATTTAATGCTTGCTATGCAGTCTCAAGTAAAAGTTATTTGTATGAATGCGTGATACTTAAAGAAATGAAGAATTTAGTAACTAGAGCAATAATATACAATTAACTAAAAACTTAAAAATTAAAATAATTGCCGACTTAATGATATATATGAATATTGTCATGCTACACGAATAGTGTCAGTGGGCCAGTCGTTCTAAGATCCCCTTCAACTACGGTGAGTTGGGGTCGCAAAGACTGATATAATTGTT